AGGGATAAGAGGGGGAAGGCGTATATAATTAGGTAAAATCAGAAGTTACCCATAAGCTTGTCTTCTTCCGATAAAACCATGACTGTTTTTTCGTCGACCTTTTTCATGTCTAGCACGGAAGATATGACATCGTCTATTGAAGTTATGATAACCTGCAGTCCTTGGTTTGATAGTCTTAAAATAGCTTCAAAAGTGCCTTTTTGCCACTCGTTTTTATCGCCGTCAAAAGGACTATCAAAAGCTAAAAAATGAAAGAAGTTATCATCTTTATACATTTCCAAAAGTGCCGCGGAAAAAATAAAGCACAATAATTTTTTTATGGTTTTGCCTTTTTCTAAATCATTGTCAAAACCTTTTTCTCCTGCTATTTTTAAATCAAATTCTATATTATCTTCTTTGTTAAAACCTACAGAAAAAGCAGCATCTTTACCGAACACGATAGTGCTATATTCGCTTATTTTTTCTTGTATTTGTTTTATAAAAGAGGTTTTTACAAGCTCTTTGTTTCTTTCAATTACAAGATTTAAGTTATTTTTTTGTGAAACTATTTCCGCTTTTTTATTATTGATAAGATTAAATTTATCGAGTCTATCTTTGTGCGAGTTTATCTCTATTCTTAAATTTGTTATCTCTTCTTGAAGCTTTTTAAATTTATCCATACTGTCCGTATTTTCTAGGACTGATAAAATTTGCATTCTTTTCTTATTAAGTTCTTTTAGTTTAGCGTCTATATGATCCAAATCTTTTTCAAATTTTACTTTATTTTCGTTAAAGGTCTTTGCTCTTTCTTCTACTAGCTGTTTATTAAAATGTATAACGCTTTGATAATTTTTTCTTAAATCTTCTGGAAACAAGACTTTCATTTCTCTAAATAAAGCCTCTAAATCATCTTCTTTAACGATTATCTCTTGCTTTATAAATTCATCTATATAGGCAATTTCTCTCATAATAGAGTTTCGCTTTTTGTTTAATGCGGACGTGTCCGCTTCTATCTTATCTACAAGCTCTTTGCTAATATTTTTTTCAGATAGATAAAAATCAAACTTCTCATACATGTCATCCTTTTCTTTTAGGCGTCGTTCATATATCAATAATTCCGCTTCAATTTGTTCTTTGGTTGTATAGTCGCCCAAACCTTCTTCAAGTAAAGTTATTTCTTGCTCTATTTTTTTTATATTATTTTCTATATCGTATTTTTCTTTTATGTTTTGACCATCTATAGAAAGCAAATTGGCCACGATCGGCTTAAAGTCTATATCATTGGTTCTTAAAAATTTATTGAGCCTAAAAATATCGCTTTGATTATCCTGATCTCTTAAAAAATACGATAAATAGCTTCTAAAATTATCGACTTTAAAATTTAATATAGAATTTAGATATTCTTTTATGGCATCCAAACCGCCTATTTTATCAAAATTCTCGCATTCCAATAAAAGCTCGGATGTTTGGGTCTTTTTAATGCCTATATTAGCCCTGCCTTGAGCGGGTCGTTTTATGGTTATATAGTAGTCTTTAAATTTTAATTCCAAAAAGAAGACGAAATTTTTAAAATTTTCTCTACCGAATACGCCCTTGTCTTTTTTTAATAAACAAAAATCTATTAAAGCAAATAGCGTACTTTTCCCTACGCTGTGATCATTGCTTAATATAAAATTTATATCATCGTTAAACACTATAGGTTTAAAAATTTCACTATTTGCATAAATTCTAGATAGTTTCATTCTTTACCTTTATAAGCTCATCATACTCTTTAATATACTCAATCTGTCCTAAAATAAACAGAAAATTTAAAGCATATGCAAAATCTATTTGTTGAATATTGTTTTGCTTTTTTATCTCTTTGTATATAAGACCTAGTTTTATTCCATACTGCGTATTTAGTCTATTTAATATCTCTTTAGCTACGACTAGCGGACTTCTTTTTATATCTTTGCTTCTATGCGTCTTTATATATCTAGTTTCCATCTTTTTCACCGATATAGCAGTATCTGTATAAATAAAATATAATAAGCTGCATTACGTCTTTTATCTCGTTGTCGTCTATAATTGATGTATGTTCTTGTATAATCTGATTAAAAATATCGGGATTTAATTTATTAGAGTTTCTATTTTTAAAAGAAAGTATACTTATCCTGATACTTTTGGCTGAGTTCTCTATATGCTTCGTTAAATTATTGTCTTTAAAAAAATCGTCCAAAATCGCAAGTTTAGCTTCTTCTTCCTTTATAAACTCCGTATAAAATCGCTCAAGTTCGTTTATTTTGTTTTTAGTATCTATCTTGATAAAATAGTCGTCATATTCTATTGTTTGGCAATCGCTTTCAAACTTGTTTAATAGCTCTATAATTTCCTTTGCATTGGTCTCACAAATGCTTGATAATCTCCCTATGTCAATATTTATCTTTTCAACAATATTATTTATGGTTTGATTACCGTTTACTACGATATTGCTATTGGGATTATTCGAAATATTATTATCTAGCATCGTTATTTATATTCTGATCGCCATTGATTACGATATTACTATTTGTGTTATTTGAAATGTTGTTATTGCCGACATTTGTTTTAGGTGTCTTTTTATATGCTTTATAGGCAACAATAACACCGATTACCGTGGCAACAACACCCACAATCACAACAATATCCATAGTTGTAAAATTCATAAAAAGCCTTCAACATTTTTGCGGATTATATATCATTTCCTATAAAATCAAGGTAAAAAATGAGAATTTTTATATTTTTAAATCTGCTTTTAAGGCCTACTTAAAAATAATTTTTATCTCTTTTACGATCTCTTGTCCGATATTTTCCGCAAGAGCCTTGTTTGCACGTTTTAAACCGCCGTTTTTATAGATATTCCAAGCGTTTAACAGATATGGATTTGCCTTTATACCGGGGTGTTTTACCTTTTTACCAAAAAATAATCCCGCCTTTTTATTGGCTAAAGCTTTTTTATTTCTGGGTTTGATAGTATAAGCTCTTGTACCGCTATGGACATATTTGGCATATTTTATTTTTAAGGTATTTCCTATTTTCACTTCACTAGCGTTTGCCTCAAACACCCTTATATCTCTTTTGAGATTGCCTGTTCTTATAGGTGCTGTTTTTTCTTTGGCGACCTGCGCTACGCCAGAGCCCACTCTAAAAAGGAAGTCTTTTAAATATTTGTCGATATTTTTCATTTTATACTTTGAAATTTTCTTTTATGTATTCTAATGCGTCTATAAAAGTACCGCTAAAACTCTCTTTTTTTATCCACTCATCGCCTTTTTCGTCAAGATCGCAAACGACGAATTTGCAAGTTTTATTAAACATGGCGATCTTTTTACATTCACTTATAGCCTCATCGCTTGGGAGGACAATGTCGTAAATCCATGTAATATCATTATTAAGCGCTTCAAACTGAGCAAAAATTTCAATCTCCATACCTTTACCCAAACTGGCGTTTTTAGCGCTCTCTATCGTCCAGCCGTTACCTAGGCAAATATTGCAAATTTCCATTTTATAATCTCCGTTTTATCTAAAACCGCGCTTCTTTTAAAATATCTTTCCAGATTATCGCTCGGTTTAAATATATTATACAAATAATCGCCATCAAACACCATAAAGTAGCCGTTTTGGCTCATAGCTACGCTTCTGTTTGTATGTCCTCTGTGTGGAGCTATCTTTAAGATAGAGTTGAGTGCCTTTATAGTATCTGCTGGGCTTACGTTTCTTTTTGATGAACTTACAGAGTGATTGTAAGTCTTTTTGTTTGCATATCTCTCAACACCCATTTTATCTATATGTTTTATAATCTCGTTTTCGTAAAGCGGTTGCGTATTTCTCATCTTGACGCCACCACACTCTTCTTCATCTACCCATACCGGTATGGCTTCCGTGCGGCAGCAAAAGTGATAAGGCGGAAGCCCGAAATTACTATCCATTTTATCGCTTTTGCCTAAATATGCTTCGCTTCTCCACGCTGCGGCCGCTTTTTTGCTAGCTAGGCTATTTGCGTTTAGTATTTTATCCGCTTGCGCTTCAAGATGCGCTGCCGGGATTATGCGCCCGTGCATCGAGCGGCAAATTTGCGTCGTTCTAGCATCCATAATAGCTAAAATTTTATAATATTTTACGCCGTATTTTGCCCCTTGCGTTACGGTAGCGACGTTTCTAGCCTGCAAGGCTATATGATCGCTCACTCCCTTAAAATAACTCTCATCCGCGTTTATTATAGAGCCAAATTCCCTCTTTAATTCTGCGCCGATCTCATCAAGCTCTATCTCACCTTTAAAAACGCTCTCTATCTTGTCTTTTAGCCTGCTTTGCAGATTTTCGTTATACTCTTTGCCCATCCAGTAAAAGCTCTTTCTCATGGCCTCCACCGCATCTGCGTCTATCTCGTCAAATACGAACGCTAGAGTTTTATTCATACTTTCAGCCACTTTTTTTAGCGCTCTTTTGGATAAGATGATATATAAATTTTCAAGATCGCTAGGCAGTACGTCTATGTTTGCGCTTTTTGCTTTGTTTAAAAGCAACTTTTTTAGGGTTTCTTTACCCGTGTTTTCGGTGCTGATAGCTAAAATTTCAGCCGTTATGGTTTCTAGCTTTTCTATTTGCGCAGCGGTGTAGTTTTGTAGTAAAATTTCCATATCGTCGCTTGATTTTAGTATTTTATATCTAGTTAGGGCTTTTAAAAATCTCATTTTTTACCTTTGCTTTCTTTACTTCGCGGCGGAAGTAATTCCGCCTTGCGATGAAGGGCTACGCCCTTTCAAAACCCCTAAAGCCCTGCCTTGCGGCGGGTTCCCGTTTTGATTTTTCCTTTTACTTTACCCTTTTATCCTCGATGCGCTCTATATATTCGGCGTATTCTATTAGTTCTTTATCTTTTATGGGCTTTTCTTCAGTCATCCAGCTATATCCGCAGCTCTCACATCTTCTCATTCTTATATTTTTTAGTCCCTTAATCGTTTTTAAAACGCTCGTTTTTTCGCATGCGCATTTAGGACAAAGCATTTTATTTATTCTCCATCTTCTTTAAAACTATAAGTATTTTTGAAGCCTCTTTCTTTTTTATATACTCTATTTTTAGGTATAAATTTTTAGTTATCCGCTTTATGAAAAATAGCAAAGCTTTGTCGCTTTTATCATTGGCCACTCTTTGCCAAAGAGATTTTATGGCATATATTTGACTTTGCGTTGCAAACTCTGCTGTGCTGGACTTTGGATTATCTTTACCATCCATAACGGCTATTAAATTTATAAGCTCTTTTACTTTTAACTGCGCGCAGCTTTTTACGTTCCAAGCGCTTAAAAATTCTTCCCATGCATCATTTTGTTTTGCGTGTTTATAAAACGGGTGCGTATGGATGATCGCTAGAAGCTGCCTTCTATAAATTTCTTCTTTTTTGCTCATTTTATAAGCCTCTAAACCATAAATGTTTTTCTAAAAATCCACGGCTTAAACCACTACACCTAGCTAGTTTTGACACGTTTAGCTTTCCGTTTTTAAAGTGGTAAAAACTAAGATCGTAGCTTAGGACATTATTAAGTCTAGCTTGATACAATGCTCTCTTTTTTGCGTGTAGATCATTAAGATGAATTCTTTGTTTAGTTGTCAAATCATCTTTCCTTAAATTAAGCCCTTTTACCCTCTCTTTAAATTTCTTCAACTCTTCATAGTCAAATTTACAAAATACTAGGATTATCATGGCATATAGACATAAGGCCATCATCATGTAAGGAACTAGCATCACAGCTATCACTGCTGCAACTATATTTTTAGAATCCCTTTTTCGTTCGGATTTAGGGATTACCATCCTAGCGGTTATAAACGTTACGATAAAGGCATAAACGTTTAAAACTAGTCCCCATATCAAAAAACTTAGCATTTTAAAGCCCTTTAACGCGAATTCTTAGCTTCGCTCGTCTTACAAATCTAGGCAAAAGCCTATTTTTGCTGTCTCTTAAACCCTTAAAGCTATGCCACAGGCCTTGAAACACGCTTTCTTTCATTTCCCTACCTCCAAACTCTCTATTTTAGGCACTATCCTAAAATTATCTTTTACCACTCTTTTAAGACCGAGTTTTACCAAATCCTCGTCTTTTAGCTCTGCCAGCGCTTCTTTGTTAGGCTTTTCCTCGTATATGATGCACTCTTTGGCTAACCCAAACGCTTTTATTGAGCTAACTAACGCCTCAAGCTTTGCTTTTACTCGTGGCAAACTTACACTCTTGCTTATGCGATAGCCGATCTCGCCAAAGGTAAATTCCTTAGAGCGTTTTTCGGCAAACTGGGCCTTATTGTCCTCACAAAATAGTGTAATTTGTTGTTCTATATAGCTTTTTTCGCTTTCTAGTCTTTCAACTTCGCTCTTTCTAGCTTCTTTTATACGGTTGCACTCAAGCGTTACTTCGCCGTTGATTTTTTCTATACCTACGCTTACTTCGCATAGTCTTTTTAAAGTGACGTCTACATCGCTAAAACTACTTATTTGCATCTTTCACTCATCATTAA